CCTCGCCGGTGATTGTTCTACCTAATAAGTTAGATTCATCACCAAACAATTCTTCCTGTAATTTATTTATTCTAGCTTCTTTAGCTTCAGGAGTTCCTTCCTTTAGCATATCTAAATATTTAATCATACTTTTCTTTCCAATTGCAGCATAAAGAGTATCTATTACAAGTTTAGCTGCTTCAAATTTAGGTGGAAGATATTCACCATTAAAAGCATTTTCAAAAGTGAAAAGAGGTTCATATGATTGCTTTTGTGTGGGAAGTTCAGATACATTAACATCTGGAATTAAAACAAGTCGTTCCAATACATATCGTTCTTTAATCCATTGTCTATATTTAGGAAGTAATTGAACTTCTGGAAATAATAATTGTAATCCTTCCGAAGTTCTATCAGTTAATCTCTTTTCAAATTGGTCCTCAGACCATACCACACGAAATATAGGATGACAAGTTATGGTATCTATACCATAATGATTAATTAATTGTTTATTTATTGATTCTATTGATTCTGTTAGTTCCATAATTAAAGGTGAGGGGTTATTAGCCCCCCACCCCTAAAACCTAATTCACTACGCAATACTTTGCAGTGATAGGGTCATAGCACAATAGAACAAGCTCGTTTTGAGCAGGGTCTTTTGTACTCTGGACGTTACCCGCACCAGTAAATGCACCAGGATTAGCATTAGTGAATACCAATGCTAACATGTGTGCTCCTGGAACTGGTGGAGTAATGGTTGCAATCTGCGTAGTTCCTGTTACAAATGTCAGAAACCCCGTAGGAACAATAGTAGATGCCGCAGCAATAGTAACAGGTTTAGGCTGACTAATATCCTGTACTGTACTTAGGTTCTGGAAATTAAGTGTTTCAGATACTGCCATTTTCTTTACCTTTTATCTGAAACTGAATTAATAACCAGCGGGCACGTCAAGATTATCAATATACGCGGTGCCAGCAGGATTAGACACGAATGTCTGAAATCCACACACCATGTAAAAGATATCTGCCGTAGCCACGCCACCAGATGGGCCACGAATTTCAAAAATCTTACGACCATCAGTTGTATAGAAACCAATGGGTAAAATTTCTCCGCGTCCCCATACTTCATTGACAATAAAGTCAATTCTACTATTATCCCAATTGTAATGGAATTTCATAGGAGCACCTGCTAATTGCATTTTGTCGCCAAAATACATATCAAGTGCTTCATCCTTGGCCTGCTTTTGAATCATGATTACGAGTTGTCCAATTTCCTCGTAAGCAGCACCCTGAGCAGGATGGGACCATGCAGTAGGTTTGAAATTGTTGTCAATTCCAACCCTATTACCAATCTTATTAATAGCTAATCTTGGCAAAGGTAGAGCTAATGCCGAGTTATTACCATTAACACGATTAGAGCGAATTTCAGGAGTTGCGCTACGTGAAAATCCTAACCATGTTCCAGTTGAAGCATTGGAATGATGATAAGGAACACCAAATAGCGCGGGGAGTGACAATGGAGAAGTAATACCATTGGTAACAATGATATCAGTGGCAATCGCGCCAGCAATAGCAGGTGTTACAGCAACAGTCTTATTTTCCACATCCCAAGTAGTAACTACACCACTACCACGAAGAGTAGCTAATGTAGCATCAAATACTTGGATAGTTTGACCATATCTCATTAAACGGGCACCAAATCCGTCCGTTGTAAGAGTATATGTGTCAACACCAGCAGCCGTTGCAACAGTAGTAATGGTGCCGATTGCACCAGTTCCAGCTTGCATTAACTGTGCGTCTAACTGTCTACGCATTTCATCTAATGCAGTTGCAGTAAGACGACGAACACCATTTGTAATGGCTTTACGTTCATCATCTGTTGACCACTGTGTAAGCTTGGTGTATTCAATATTCTCTGATAAGAATACTGAATTTAACACTGCTTTGTCGAAAGTAGGTCCACCACCACGTCCTAAGTCTCCACCATCAGGATTAAAATACTGGAAACTTCCGCCGGGACGCAGTTCAAGTGGAACTCGCATCTGTCTGTTAGAGATTTTTTCTACGTCACGCTTTTTAATGTTGGCGTAGAATTTATCATCTCGTTCAAACAGTGTGCGAATCTTCGGAATAACACGCTCTAATTCAAGAGCGGCTACTTGAGATTCCACTACTGCCATAGGTTAATTCCTTTAGGTCCAGATAATTCTAAGACCATCCAATACACCATTTGTAGTTATTACAAATGATACTGGAGGAGAGGCACCAAAAGCAATACTAGTAGGGTCTGTTGGACTCAGAAGGATACCAGTATCACCACTGACGCCTTTCAAAGTGAGTGTAACTGTGTTTTCAGCAGGAGGAACAATAGTAGCTCCCTTGGGTGAACTTCCACCAGTAGGCACCGTAATGGTATTTGCGCCAGAAACTAAACTATAAATAGAAATAGCTCCTGGTGAATCTTCATTAGCTGCTGCCTCTAAAGAGAGATTGCCAATATAATCATCACTCAACGTAATTACTATCGCTCGTGTTGATGTAACTGGCACAATCTCTCCTGAAGTTAATCAGAATTAAGGAACTCTAATGTTGACATTCCTTTCGGAATATCTGCTGCATCTTTAACTTTGCCACCAGAACGGGATGATGGCACTCCCTCTTTAATTGGCCCTTTTTTATCAGGCTTTTCATCTACTTCATCAGCACTAACTTTACGACCAATACCTCTTAAAGCTTCATTTCTGGCCTTTTTTATGACTGAAGGCAACAGTGTTTTAGCTTTAGAAGTAAATGCAGATTTAATTCTATCTACAGATGTTTTTGAAAAATTATCCTTAAAAGCAGCTTCCCAAAGTTTATCTACTAATACTTTGAAACGTGTATCTTTTTCGATTAGTCCTTCTAATGTTTCTGTTGCTTCGCGAATAGCATTTCTTTTTACATAATCAGTCATTGAACTCTTGGGGTCAATATTTGCTGCAATAGTATTTTTGAGAGTATTATTTACGCGAGAATTTAAATCAGTCCGTGCAGTATCAAATTGTCTTTGAACAAATTGTCTTTCTCTAGTTTGTAATTCAGTATCTTTTTTATCATCTGTAGTAGTATCAACTGATAATTTCTTTGGTGGAACGAAATCTGATGAACCAAATACATATTGATTCAGAATTTGTGCTGCTGACAAAAGTGCTTCATTATTAGAACGTCTACCTTCTTCTACCATTGAAACGATAGTATGTTTAATGGTATTTCCAATTACATGAGTATGAGCTTTCTCATCTACCCTAGCTAAAGTAGTCATGTAGTCATCAACTACTTTATTGAACGCGCGAGGATATTGTTCTTTAATTACTTTCAATACAACTTCAGTATTTCCTTGCATTATATCATTATCAAATTTATCAAGAGTTTCAGCCTTTTCCTTGGCTTCTTTAGCATCTTGAATAGTAGGAAGTAATTCAGTAAACTGTTGTTCACGATAATATGCTTTTTCAAGATAAGGGAAATCTTTGAAAAGAGCAGGATACTTTTTAAGTATTTCCTTACGTCGAACAGGAGTTACAAGTTCCAACTGTTCATCTGTTGGTCCTTTTAATTCCTCTTCAATTTCTGTTAATTCATCATCCTCTTCGTCATCATCTTTCTCTTCATCAATATCTTCTTTATCAACATCCTTATCTTTTCCTTTCTTGTCATCCTCCTTTTTTTCATCTTTCTTATCCTTACTTTTATCTTTATCCTTATCTTTATCTTCTAATGGAATAACTTCTGGTTTATCATCCTCCCCAAGAAATTCAATTACATCTTCTTTATTATCTGATGTAGGTGTTATAGGTGCAACTACACCAGTTCCTACAGGTGCATCTGGAGACATTAAAGGAAACATTAACTTATTGGACAGTAGCGACATCACCTTCTCCTGTTATGGGTGTTTCTAAGTTTTCCGTTGGTTTCTTCTGTCCTTTAACACCATCAGGACTAGAAACTTGCATTGCTTGCATTTGTATTTGTTGCATATGAGCTATACCATGCAACAATACATTACGATATCCTAATTCATTTTCAATTTTAGCTAATCTACCTGCTTCACTAGTAACCCATTTCTGAACAATTTCAAATTCTATTGCATGTTTATCATATATTGGGTCAATATCTACTGATGATGTTTCAGGCATCATCGGGTCCATAGTTGGAATAGGCTCAGAATTTAAAAGTAATTTAATTTCATCATATTGTTTATTTCTATCATCTTCACCTGGAACAAAGAAATCAGGTAATCCAATTGCCTGTTTAACTAATGGTAAATTTTCATTAGCAGTTAAAAATGCCATCAATTCAGGATTACCAGATTTAAAAATTTCCATAATAAGGTCTTTTTGTTGCGACCATGTTAATGGAAGATTTTCATTAGCTTCTAATTCTATCTTACCAATTTTACCTTCTAATTCGGCTCTACGAATAAAAACATTAATAAAATTGCCATCTTTGTCACGTTGAACATCACGTTCATCACCCTGGTCCTTAGTTTCTTTGATGAACATAGGAATAGC